GCTCCATCCTCAGCCAATCTAACCGATAGTGTCTGCTCCGCGAAATCATTAGCCTCTGCAACCCAAACCAATAGATGCCCCCTTCTGTCAAAAGCCGCATCTAAAATATGCACCGCCCGCACTTTATAACTTGTCTGCTCTGTAAAATCATAACACTTAATCTTCATCACTCTGTGCCTCCCAAGCCTTTATCACATTACTTACTAAGCCGCATCTCTCTAGTTCATCACACTCATCTAAATTAATAAAGATTGCGTCATCCCTAACTTTATCTTTAAGCCAGCCTCCACCGATCACCGCATCTGCTCGCGCAATCGCCCAGTCAATATCACTTTGCACTCCTGGACAAATTACTGCCCAACCACTCTTTAACAATACCTTACAAATCTCGGTATCCCAACAAAGTGCGACCCCCGGGGTAGTATTTAAGGAATTTAGATAAGCACTTACTCCAACTGCCATAGGAGTATTATAATACTGACTCCCATTAACGGCCTTAATCGGCTTTATTATACCTTCCACTTCTTGTGCTAACCAAATAGCATCTGAATCAATATCAATAAGTAATTGCTGAAAAGCCCCTTTATTTTCCTCATATTCTTCTACTGGAATTTGATAACTGTCAACGTAGCATCCAACAAATTTACAATCATCAATAATCTTCTTTACTTCTGGACGTTTTCCAATAGCAATAATAGTTAATGAAGGGCGTTTGCGCTTGGCCGCTTTGACGACCGGTTGAACCTGGCCGCGCAATTCCTCTAACCAATTTTTACAAAAATTCTTATCTATCATCTATCCTTGCCACCTCAAGTTTCATATTTTCTTCATCATAATATTCATGAAACAATGCTCTAATTAAAATTAAAGCTGTATTTATATCCATAACTTCAGCAATTACAGTATTATTCCAAATAATTTGATATTTATTTTCGACCATTCTATTATCCTCCATTATTATTATACCAAAAATTTCAAAAATTTGACAAGTGCGGAAAAAATCTGGTATAATAGAGTAGTATAAAGAAGAGAAACTCGGGAGGAATGATTCAGTGATAAAATTAGATTATACTCTGAATACTCCAGAAGAACGACTTGAGTTAGTTAATAAGATTTTAGAAGAAAATCCTAATCCAGAACCCAGATATTTAGAAATCTTAGCAGACTATATAGTCTTCTGCATGGAGAAAGAAGAAAAAAAAGAAAAAAAGATTCTTACCGAAAATCGCTTAACAACAATTAATAAGAGAGAAATCTCTTATGAAGGCTTAGTCTCTCAGTTTGAAAATGGAGAAGATGGCGTATATAATATAACGAATGAAGATAAATATGTAATATTCCAACCGAAGATATCAATAACTAAAAAAGACAGAGAAGAAATCCCAGAATTGGCTCAGACTGATGCGGCAATAGCATTTTGAAGCGATACATTAAAAAAGGTAAGTGGTAAAGATGCGTTTATTGCGAAAAAGGCTCTCATTGAGGCACGTAAAGACCAGTATGTTATTAAGCAATGCCGAAAACCTCCAGTGCAAGCAATGCATCCAGTAAGATATGATTATCATATTGAGTTACCAGAAAATATATATATCGGAGAGGATGAAAATCCAATAGCTGAAGGCGTTACATTGTTAAATCCAAAAATATGCTCTACTATATTATGTAATTACTCAAAATTAAAACAAAATAGTTGAGATCAATTTAATGGAGATACTTATTATTTAATGATAGATTTTGATAGAGTAAGTAGCAAAGCATTAGAGCCTTATCCAATATATGAAAAAATAGTTGAAGCAAAAATTGATGGAAAACAAAATGTTGAAATACAGCAAATTTTAGAAGAAGAGTTTGGTGTTAAGCATAGTTTAGAATATATTTCATCACTATGGCGTAAAAAAATCCCTAATTTAATTGCGTCGGTCGCTGAAGATGAGTGATTAGACTGGTATTATTTAAATATTGAGAAAGGCAAATATAAACGTTGCAGTAGATGCGGTCAAATAAAATTGGCTCATAATAAATATTTTAGTAAGAATAAAACTAGCAAAGATCATTTTTATAGTATATGTAAAGAATGTCGTAATAAAAAAGTACCTATCCCTGGGGCAAAAGAGCATAATTAAGAAATACTCTGGGGTAAAATATATAAAGGAGGTACTATATGGATATAAATATTGGAAATAATTTAATATATTGCGAAAAATGCCATAAAACATTAAAACGAGGAGAATTTTATCAAACAAATAATTTAGACAAATATCCAAATGGTATCGTGCCTATTTGTAAAAAATGTCTAACAATGCATGTTGATAATTGAGACCCAAGCACATTTTTATGGATTTTGCAAGAAATTGATGTCCCATATATTCCAGAAGAGTGGGATAAATTACTTGCGTCATATGGGTCTGATAGACGTAAAGTAACAGGAATGACTATTTTAGGTAGATACCTATCTAAAATGAAATTGAAGCAATTTAAAGATTGACGATGGAAAGACACTGAATATTTACAAGAATTAGACCATAAGAAAGTGCGCGAGGCGCTTGAAGCGAGCGGTGCTACCGCCCAGGAAATTGATCAAGCCATTCGAGAAAGAAGTTTCTTAATTCCAGAAGGTGAACTAACTGAACCAGAACATGCGGCCGGCGGTGCTGATGAGCAATGAACCCAGATGTCATTCTCAGATAATAGCGAGAGTGCAGAAGATTTGGGATTAAGTGAAGAAGATGTTACTTATCTAAAGTTAAAATGGGGCCCCGCCTATAAGCCATCCGAATGGGTATGGCTTGAACAATATTACAACGATTTTATGGACTCTTATGATATTCAAAGTGCTGGACATAAAGACACATTAAAAAAATTGGCTAAAACGTCGCTCAAATTAGACCAATTGATTGATTTGGGAGATGTTGATGGTGCTCAAAAAACACAAAAAATGTATGATAGTTTAATGAAGAGTGGTAAATTTACTGCCGCTCAGAATAAAGCTGAAAATGGTGATGTGGTTGATTCGATTGCGGAGCTCGTTATGATTTGCGAAAAGGACGGGTTTATACCACGTTACTATGTCGATAAACCGCAAGATAAAGTAGATCGAGTTTTACAAGATTTACAAGAATATACTCACTCATTAATTACTGAAGAAACCAATATCGGTAACTTAATCGAGAATGCAGTTAAACAAATTGAAGAAGATAAGGTTCGTGAAGCAGAAAATGAGTCAGATGCGGCCAGTGATGAAGACATTTTAGAAGAAGCACTATTCTCAAATGATGTAAATTATATCTCAGATGGTGAATTTAGTGAGTTTAATGATTTTGAAGAAGACCTTGAGCAGCAAGACCAGCAATTTATAGAAGGTTTGAATGAATTTATGGAGGAAAAGAAGTAATATGGCACTCCAAGATTTATTACAAATCCAAAAAGACCGAAGAAAAATCGGTATATCGGATGAGCGATTAGAAGCAATTAAACCAGCAGTGCGTCAGTATATTGCCTACTGGAGAGAATATCCAGATATGTTTGTAGATTTTTTACAAACAGGACGAGATGGGAAGATACCAGAGAATGGATTGCGGTTCTATTTTTATCAAAGAGTGTTTTTAAGAGCTGCTATGAGATATAAATATGTTTACATGGTGTTCCCCCGTGCTTATTCAAAATCATTTTTGTCAATTTTAGTATTAATGTGCCGCTGTGTGCTATATCCAAGAGCAAAGTTATTTGTAACTTCTGGTGGTAAAGAACAAGCGGCCGGTATTGTTAAGGAAAAAGTTAATGAAATATGCACATTAGTCCCTGCTTTTGATAGGGAACTGGATCGTAGACCTGGTAAAACTAGAGAAGGTAAGGATTATGTATGTTATATGTTTAAGAATGGTTCATTTTTCGATAATATTGCGGCCAGTGAAAAATCAAGAGGTAAACGTAGACATGGCGGGCTCGTAGAAGAGTGCGTTGGCGTTGATGGTGAGATCCTATCCCAGGTTATTATCCCTACCATGAACGTCTCAAGACTTTGCATGGACGGGACTACGCAGAATGATGAGACCTTGAACAAATCGCAGATTTATGTCACAACTGCGGGTTATAAGAACACGTATGCGTATGACCGCTTAATCCAGTTCTTAGTATGGATGGTTACCGAGCCAGAAAAGGCTATTATCATGGGCGGCACATATCGTATTCCAGTATTAGCAAAATTATTGGATAAGAACTTTATTCAAGACTTAAAACGAGATGGCACATTTAATGAAGCATCATTCCAAAGAGAATATGAATCTGTATGGAGTGGAACTTCAGCAGATGCGTTCTTTAATGG